TAGGGTAAATTGTGACATTGAGCATATTTTTCTATGATTAAATCGCCAGGAAAATGTTTTTTCCTATACATTATAATATCTTTGTATGAAAAAATACATTTCTTATAATCTTCATTAGGTAATAAAATCAAAAATTTTAAACGAACATTTTCTCTCAAAAAAGATAAATTTTTTATTAATGCTTGACCTTCTGTAAGAACACTGTCAAACACTTCAAATTCTTCTTTTTGTATACTTTTGCTACTGTCATTATAATAACATCCAAACATCTATATTATTAATATGGATAAAGATTTGAAAGGATAAATATAAAGTATACATAAAAATTATATATTGCATTTTATGAAAATATTATGGATTTTTATGTCTATTGCATCGATGTTTGTTACTAGTAAATCTTTTAAAAAACCAAGTAATTTTATTTACCATCCACAAAATCATTATCTATCAGGTGTATTTCGACCAGTTGATAAGGAAACTGATTTAGAAATTACGCATAATAATTCATTATTCTCAAGTTTAGATACTAAAATATTTTTACAAATAGGCTCGAATCCAAGACATATTGGTACAACTAATGCAGGTTATCATTGGTTTGACGGAGATGGTATGATACATGGTGTTTTTTTCGATAAAAATAAGATTAGATACACAAATAGATGGGTTCAAACAAAACGTTTAAAAGCTGAAAAAAAATGGGGACAAAAAATGTTCTTATATTTTGGCGAATTACGAGGGTTTCGTGGTTTTATGCAGATTATAAAGTGGTCTATTTATCAATATTTTAAGTTATTACCAGGATCTAAAGGCACTGCAAATACTGCATTGATAGAATGGAATAATAGGCTATATGCTTTGCATGAAGGCGATTTACCTTATGAAATAAACATTCATCCAAATCACGCAAATATTAGCACAATAGAACAACATTTATGGTCATGTAATTTTAAAAGTGTAACTGCACATCCAAAAATAGATTTAAAAAGGAATGAAATATATTTTTACGGTTATAACAACTATGATTTTTCAAAAGGTATTTTTTTCCATAATGTTATTGATTCAAATATGAACATCAAAAAACAAACTAATTTTAGCTTACTTAATAATGGAATGGTTCACGATATTGCAATGACAGAAAATCACATGATAATTCCAGACCTTCCACTCAAATATAATTTCTCTCAAATTTTCAAAAATAAATTACCTTTGGTATTTGATTTGAATGGAACAACACGGTTTGGTGTTTTTGCAAAAGACAACCCAAATACTATTGACTGGTATTATTTGCACGAAAATGTATTCATATTTCATTTTTGCAAGTCTTTTGAAACAATAAACAGTTTTACTACATATGCTTGTTCAATGGAATCACTTGATATGATGGACTTTGTGCATTTAGAAAACAAAGAATACAAAATACGTGGGAATTTAAGACTACATAAAATTATACTTGATAAAAAAACCAAAAAAGCAGTTTTACAAAAAAATATGTTTATTGAAAATTTAGGTTTATATTTTCCAGAAGTTGACTTTCCATATAATTTGGATTTTCCTGTAGAAGAAACTACAAAATCAGATCCATATGTTTATTGTTCCATTTTTGATGCCACAACTGGCCGTATTAGAGGAAATCTGAGAGTTAATTCTATTGATTTTACAAGGAGGAAACCAGATGTTTTTATTCTAGAAGATCAGTTCATTAATTCAGAACAACAAATTGTATATGTTGACAAAAAACCATTACTGATATCTTTTAGCTATGATAATCTTGAGAGATCATTTGTCTCATTAGTCGATATACCAAATAAAAAGTGTCATAGTTTGAAAATATCTGATTCTATAAGAATACCGCCTGGATTCCATAGCTATATTGGAAATTACAAAACATTTTTATCTTCTAATAATATACATGTATGATTTACTATATGCACTACTTGGTTCTATTACGGCTGGGTTTCATATTTTCTCATTGAAATTTCTCTCTCTCAATATTTTGTCGTTCCCTTTATCTTTGGTATTGGTTGTCGTAACAATGATCATATCTAGAATTTTCATATTTATTGCAATGAAAATGAGCAATAATCCCACAATAGTTCATTTAATTCTGAATATGAGTGTTTTTGTTACATTCGCTTTGTCGTATTTATATCTAAAAGTGAGAGACTTTAATTTGAAATTGTTCTTTTTAGGTATTCTTTTGATTTTATCAGGAACGAGTTGTATTCATTTTTCATACAAGACACAATAATGATGTTTGTTAAAAATAATATTAAATTATACATATTTATTATAGTAAATGCGCTTACGCTTACGCATACCAAATATAGCAGGCAAAAACGCAAGACGCATAATTTGGTACGATTATCATTCATTTCATCGGAGCCTGTAAAGTGTAAAATTGAATTCATTCACTCATTTATAATGATAGTATTTAACATTATAGATTATCTATAAATTTTCAAATGACTGCTATAAATTCACTACAAAAAATTATATTTATTCGGTATATTGATTCACTTTTAGATTCTAAAAGTGATTATGATAAACATTTTATATGTGACGTTGTAAAAGATTTTGTAGTATTTATTCGAGATGAATTCCATTATCTTACAACGAAAAGTGTTGAATTTAGTTTAGATCCTGTTTCAGAAGAAGAAATGCTTATGTTTTTAAAAAGGAAAAAACTTTACAAATTTAGAGTCCATAAAATAATATCAAAAATACAAAAGAAATTCAAATGCTTAAAGGAAGAATACGCATTTTACGCACCTGATATTAGAAATGTTACTTTGTGTTCGATATCCATCATAAAAAAAAACTATGAGATTTATAATGAAAATCAAAAAGCTATTGATAAATATTCGTCTTTAATGAAAGATATGTACTGGCTTCAAATGTTTGCATAGAATTATATTTTTCTCATTTTGAGAAGTTTATTATTATGAAATGTTAGACAGTTTATTACAATTTGCTTACCATTCCCAAAAGTTTTAAAGTGATTCAAAACATACCAAGGAAACTCCTTTTCATCATAAAAATTAATTTTTTTATAAATTTGAAAATATTGTGAATATCCTCTCATGATGTCATCTATACGATTCTTTGTAAAATACGTTTTCATTTGAGTCAAACTTTCATTGTATTTTCTTTTACAATACTCGTTGGCATCAAATGAATATATATACTGTATTAATTCATCTGGTAAAATAAACATATTACTATTATAAAGCAGTTTTATGTTGTTATATTATTATATTTATGTTATAAATATAAATATATTCATATTTTATATTATAGCTCATGCAGATATTTGTAAAAACATTAACCGGTAAAACAATTACTTTAGAAGTAGAACCTTCTGATTCGATTGATAATATAAAAAAGAAAATACAAGATAAAGAAGGCATTCCTCCTGATCAACAACGACTCATTTTTGCCGGCAAACAATTAGAAGACGGTAGAAGTCTCTCTGATTATAATATTCAGAAAGAAAGTACCTTGCATTTAGTATTAAGACTAAGAGGAGGAATTATGCAACATCTGAAATACGCCTATTGTTTAAAATCTTAATTTCGTCCAATATATTTGACAATACAGCATTGACCTTTCTATTTTGATTCTGTAAATTTGATCCTTCAAAATATTGGTCCATTTCGAATATTCGTGCTTTTATTGCATCTTCAAATGTAATGATATTTGTTTCTTCTATTCTTTTCATTATGTATCTTAATCTCCAATCCACTTCACCTTCATATTCAGTTTTATAGAATACCATTGATCTCGATATTGTCTTTAGCCACTCTTCATAACTTTCTAACATATCATCTATATTTTCTGTTTTTCCATCAATGTTTTGTTGAAACATCCATCGAAATCCATTCAGCGTGTATTCTTCTCTTTCACTTTCTGCAATACCATCATCCTGTATTTCTGGTTCGATTGAGGATTCTGAATCTTCATCACTTTCTTCATCACTTTCTTCATTATTTTCAGGTTTAGTAGTCATTTCAAAACGACAATATGGACATTCATAACCATTAAATGCAGTATGTTTCATAAGACAACTCGCGTGGAAACAATGCCCACACTCTGTTCTAATAAAATTTCTTTCTGTATCTAAAACTTCCATACATATAGGGCAAGACATGTTTGTTGTGTCAAAGTTTTATCGTTTAATTATGTTTATGAAAAAAAAAATTATTTTTATATATTCAATTTTACATTCAATATATAAATATATCACTTATATTAGTAGTCTATGTTATTTGTTGAACATGGATTAATTGATTTTAACAGTATCTTTCATAGGAGGAAAAAGAAAAGAGTTTCATTCGATACAATCTCAAAAGTGGTTTTAATACCTACTAAAGATGAGTATAATAAGTTTAGAGACTCTTTGTGGTACAATGAACATGACTATAAAAAATTTGCTGTCGATTTTAGAAATGCTTCATTATATAATTTAATGATAAACCAATTATAAATTACTTTTTGAATCCAATTTTTTTCTTAATAAAATATATTGCAATTTTATAATGAGCTATATAAAAGATACTGTACATGAATCTAATGATGCGTTAGCTTCAACTGGCATGTTCCTTGCAAATTCAGTAAAAACTGTTGCAAATACAGCTGACAAGGTTGTAAAAGTAAGTGGAGATACTACAGTAAATGTTTTAGGTTCAACTGGAAAGACTACATCGAATGTTTTTGAGGCTACATCGAATCTTACTGAGATTGGAGCAGATACAACCGCAATTGGTAGTAATGCAGTGAAATTTGTAGCTCGTGGTACTAAGCCTGAATCTCAAGAAACACACGAAAAAAAAAGAGGAATTAACGAAAAAAAATCAATTGCAGCAGTACAAAGCAAAGCAAAACAAGCTATACTAAACTCAGAATTGAAAGCGGCAAAAGCAGAGTTAGATGCAGGTATCGCACTGAAAGCTGCACAAGTAAAAGATTTTAAAACCGCTTCTGAAAAAGAAAATGAATTGAGAAAACTTAAAGAAATACAAGAATCCGCGATTAGAGCTCACGAACAAACTAAAATTCAAAAAAAAGAAGCATTTAATGCATCAATAATCATATTGAACGCGCATACAACTAAATATAACGATCAATTAAACCGAATTATGAATCAGAAAAAAGAGATTGATTTGAAAAGGTTAAAATGCTTAAATATTGGATATAAGAGTGTATTTTTTTTCAATAAAAAAAATAAAACTGGAACAAAGGAATACAGTCTTATAAACAATATATCTGATAAATTTTATATTGCAACCGAGTTAAAAGATAAGAATAAAAACAATGGTGAAGCTATTGAGGTTAAACCTTTTTTATATGAAAACGAGAATGATAATATCGAGAATGATAATATCGAGAATGATAATATCAAAAAAATTTATTATTACAAGCAAACGAATAATAATAATAATAATACCCCTCTTATATTTTTTAAAGAGAGTTATAAAGGTTTATTTGGGGAGAAAAAATATAATTCTATCATCGCAAGTATAATAGGCATAGAGAAGAAAGATAATGACGATGAAAATACACACAATATTGAAGATTATGTAAAAAATATTGAAGATTATTATGTCACAAAAGTTGATGATAATGTCCAAATAATAGATTCATATCAGGAAAAAAAACTCGATAATGAAGCAGAGAAAATTGTGCAAATACTTGAGAGAGAAGCGGCAAGGAAAAGGAAAGTGGGAGGGAAAACTAAAAAAAAACATACAAAAAAGAACCAAAGTAGAAAAGTAAGAATTAAAAAAAAAAGTACTAAAAAAAAACTTTCGAAAAAGGTAAGACAAACAAAAAAAATATAATATTTATTTATAATTCAATAATAAATTAATATTAGTTGAAGCACTTTGGTAGTTTTTTAAGTTCTCGGATTGCGACTTTTAGAGTTTTTTCAATGTTTTTTACTTTCAACCCTAATTGTTTTACGCTATTATTCATCTTTTTTTGGTTTTTCTTAAGAGTCTTTTTCAAAAGTTTTTTTTTAGTTTTACTTTTTTTAACATTTTTTGACGTATTGCTCAAAGATGACATTATATCATTATTCTCATTTACACCTTGATCATTATTATTACTGTTATCTGTCAAAGTTGGGGTTAGTGTCGGTAATCTAGTGTCTGATAAACTGTCAATGTAGTTTTTGTTTTCCTCATTTTCATTGTTATTTATGTCAAAATCTTCATTCATATTTTCATTATTATTTTTGTCAACCTCTTCATTATTATTTTTGTCAACATCGTCATTCATAATTTCATTTTTATCTACTAAAGTTTCTTCGTTTTCAAAAGAAGACATATATATTATACTTCTATTTTTTACGTTCTTTAATAATACTTTTATAGTGGGATTCGGTCAAAACATAACCCCAATGCTGTAAAACTTGTCTTATTTTCGGACTGGATGTTCTATCATTCCAGGTTCCGTTTTTTTTGGTAATTTGTGTAACCAAGAATTTTCTAAATCTTCCATTTGGACCAGTCAATGACGACCATCTTTTAATTTGTCTCTCATCATCAGGACAACGGCGACCCATAAAAAAATCACAATACCAGTGCACCCATCCATATGGATTGTATTTTGTAATCCATTGCTTCCCTTCCCAAAACTCTAGTGTTGTTCCTACTTTGCAGTTGTATTTATTTACTTTTTTATTGTAATTTGACTGACATAATTTATCATCTGATATAGAGTTGAAAAAAGGGTATTTTTTGTGAATATTTTTATAATTCGTTTTTGTTATGCTCGAGTATATTGGTCGCCAATACGTACCACCAAAACTTCCCATTTCAAATATTTGTTGAGGTGTTAAATTTGGAACGAATTCTGGATAATCTCTAAATACTAAATCGCCATTTTTTCTCTTATGCTTTATAGTCTTGTTGTTTTTGATTATTTTTGGTTTTATGCTTCGTTTCATATATGCGTATAATATATATTATATGTATATCTATCTTTATAGAAATATCGGTCAATTACAAGGGTTTTTATGCGACTGACGTCATCCTTCTGTAGTATTATTAAAGTTATTTTTGTTATTTTTTTTCTCTAGAAAATGGTTGAAATCCTCATCCTCCCTTTACTTTTCGGATGCTTTTTCTACTTGATTTCTTTCTTAAAGTCTTTTTATTTCGCTTCTTACCTTTTGTTTTACATATAGAATTCTTTTTACATAAACGCTTTACAAAAGTTTTTGATATCATGTATACACTAATTAAAGAAAAAAGACAAAATATTAATTTTTTATTGATTACTTTGAAGAAACACTTCAAAATTCTTCCTCGTCCATAATATCAACCCATCTTCGTTTTACACACATTGTTTCTACTGAGCCATCTGTCTCAATAATATCAGGATGAATCAACTTTAATGTTTCTTCATTATTTTTATTTTCAGAGTCACAATTAGAAGGATTTATAACATTATTTGAAACAATGGAAACCCAAGATTCAATACCTTTGATGGAATTTGTTTGACGACGAAGCATCGGCTTTTCAGGAATAGTAAAATTACTCATGTGTGAGGGTTCTTCCTCTTCATCAGAGTCTTGGGTAAGGAGATTGAACACATTATTACGGTTTCTATTTTTCTGTGATTTCGTTTCTTCTTTCAAAGTTTCAATAAAAGATTTGTCTTCCTCATATTCGTTTTTTTTTTGCTTTTTGGACTCTTGTGCTTTTTTACAGTACTTGGGAGTATGACCTATTTGACCACAAAAATTGCAACGTTGTGATAGAAGTGTTGGACAAATTGTCTTACCTTTTTTATCTTTAACGTAGTGATTGACATCATCTTTTTTAGCAGCAACACATACTGGGCACTT